CTTGTTAATACGACTGGTGCGACATCCTTCGGATATCTGAATGGTTGCATGTCTAGTTTGATAGATAGTTCCCAACCGTGATGTCCACTTGGTTTATAACTAGCTGATAAGAAGTTAGCGTAAAAGATAGAACCTAATTGATAACTAAATTCCAGGGCATTATCATTTGACTGAAACTTATGCATCACAGTGGCTATATCCACCTGTTTTGAAATATAAAATTTAAATGTACGCTCGTAGCTTTCGTACGAACCATCTAACACACGATAGTTACCATTCACTCCATAAAGTTTAGTTACATCCCCTTTTGGTTTTGCAACTTCCACTTCTCCAAAATCCGTTACAACACATCCAGAGAGGGTGGATGTATTAAAATTATTAATAATCATATAATCCATTAAATTCCCTCCCTTGCATATATTGCACCGTGTTGTTCATACGTTTTCATCGAAATAATGTCATTGTCTAGGTAGATATCTGACGACTTTTCAAGGATAGCAGTAAGGATTCTCTCCATACTTGCTCTCAGAATCGCTATCTCAGACACGGTTTTGCTATCATGTGCTTCAAATTGAGCTGATGATACATCTAAAGTTGTTTGTAAGTTTCTTGTAACTGCAGATGATGTATCAAGATCTAAATTATCCCCTGAAAAGACATCAGCAATTTCTCCAGCTACACCATTGACTGTTTTCTTAACATCTTTGAATCGGTCTTTTAACCCACCATCCAAACCTTGCATGATTGCATTACCAGCGGGGATGAGCAACTTACGGTCATATTCAATTGGCCCTTTGTGGTCACGAATCCAACTAGCGATTCCACCGACAAAGCTTGTTACAGAAGACCACATTGACTGCAAACCATTCAAGAATCCTTGCAAAATCGCTTGACCTGCACCATATAGATCTATATTCCATAATTGGTTGAAGAATCCAGTAACACTTGATACAAGTGCTGAAACTCCACTACTCATTAAATCCCAAGCGTTTTGTGCACCTGATACAAGACTGTTAATGATGTTTAAGACAGTAGAAACTAAAGAACTCCAAGCATTGCTTGCTGTTGATTTGATACCTTCCCACAAGCTAGAGAGAAAGTTCATGAAGCTGTTCCAAATGTTTTGAGCTTCCTGTACCAAGCTTGTAATCAGATTTGATACAGTAGATTTTATCCATTCCCAAGCTACGACTGCTGCAGTTTTGATACCTTCCCAAATCGCAGATAAGGCAGCCGAAAAGTTTTCAAAAACAGCAACAACGTAACCAACAATAGCATCCACAACACCAGAGAAGTATGTTTTAATGCCTTCCCATATCAAGAAAATACCATTTTTAATACCTTCCCAAATTAAAGAAAGGTCAGCTCCAAGTTGGCTAAAGTTACCTGTAACAAGGTCAATGATAACCAAAACTGCGCCTAAGAAGATTGATTTGATAACTTCCCAAACTCCTTGGAAAATCATTTTAATACCTTCCCAAATTTGAGTAAGACCACCTGAAACATTGTTCCAAATATTCATAAATCCATCAATGAACGGTTGAACAACTGTCATAATAGCGGTAGTAATCAATGTCCAAGCAGTAGATGCAACCTCTTGAATACTTACCCATAGATCAGAAAAGAATGTTACGATGTTACTCCACATCAGCTTCAATGATTCTATGTAAGCATTCCATGCCATAGAAACTCCATCCCACAATGTGTTGGCTCCTTCAGAGATTCCACTCCAAAGGTTGACAAAGAAATCTGCAATTCCTTGCCAAGCTCCTTTAATCCAATCTACAAATGCTGACCAAATCTGTCGTCCTGTTTCAGTCTGAGTGAAGAACCAAGCTAATGCAGCAACTGCTGCTGCAATCCATCCAACTATTGGAATAGCTGAAATAGCTGCTGTTACAGATGCAGCAAACCCAGAAACAACTGTTTGAATTACTGCAAATATGCCTGGTATTCCACCTAAGGCTGTTACAAATGAAGCGATTTTTACAATAGGCATTCCAACACCTAACGCAACAATCGCTGTTTTTAACAAATCTGCTGCTAATTTATTTTCTTTGAAAAAGTTAGTGATTTCTTTCAAAATAGATGAAACGATTCTCAATGCTGATGTTAACGCTTCAAATGCTACACCTAAAAGATTTACACCTTGTTCTCCATCCTTTATACCTAACAAATCACCAACAAAATCACCAACAATACCTAATACATCCCCAATGGCTGAACCAATATTAATAAAGGTCTCACGGATATTGTCTGCAATATTAACAATTTGGTTTGCAGCTCCTTCAGAGAATCCAAGAGCTTCTAAAATATCAATATTATCTTGCTTGCTTAATGATCCAAAAATCATATCAAAGAATGTTTGAAAAATACCACTTACACGAGATAATTGAGTAAATACTGCATCCCCAAACTCTTCACCAAACAACTGAGTAGCTACATGACTTAGACCCTCGCTAATTACAACTCCTAAACCTGACATGATGTTTCCAATCATTGGAAAGAAATTATTGAAGAGAAAAGTAGAGGTTGTTTCTGCTAAAGCTTGTAAAGATGGCAGAATATTTTCTCCCAATGCTAACTTACCAAGCACATTCTGTGCAGCAGCTTTCATAGCGTTAAATGAACCAGTGAAAGTAGATGCTGCTTCTTTAGCAGTCGTACCTGTAATGTCTAAATTCTCTTGGATAGCGTGGATTGCTTGATAAACATCTGACAAGTTGTTAATGTCATACTTAACACCAGTCAATTTTTCTGCATCAGCCAAAAGCCGTTGCATTTCTTGTTTTGTACCACCATAACCTAGTTTAAGGTTATCCAACATAGTGTAGTTTTGCTTTGCAAATCCTTGATATGCAGTCTGGATGCTTTCCATAGATGTACCCATCTTATTAGCATTATCTGACATATCAATCATGGCCATATTGGCGATATCTGCTGCTTTATCTGTATCTCCACCTAAAGATTGTAATAGACTTGCTGAGAAGCCTGTTACATTCTCCATATAAGCATTTGCTGAAAGTCCGGTGGTTTTGTATGCTTCATTAGCAAAACCCTTTACTTTTTCTGCTGATGCTTTAAATAAGGTGTCAATTCCTCCAAGCGATTGTTGGAGTGCTGCACCTTCACTTAATGCTGCTCCAATTGCTTTACCAATTCCTGCAGCTGCAATAGCGCCTTTGAGGGCGCCGATTAAATTTGAGCCAAGAGATTTCCCAGAGCTTACTCCAGCAGAGGCTACCTCTCCACCCATTTCTTTCTGAATCATCCCAGTGATGCCTCTAGCTGAAGGGATGATTTGCACATACGCTTTTCCTAATTCTGTTGCCATTAGTCATCACCTCCCATTTTTGCAAGCAAAGATTTTCTATAATTCTCAAAATCCTCGCCAGATTGGAAAACTAGATATTCTCTATCTTCTTCTTTTTCTTCTTCCCTGTGGATGAACTGACTTGCTATTGATTTTGGTTGGTTAATTCCTTTCTGACCGTCTTTGGTTTGTAACCAGAGGGAAAGTGATAACTTATCAACCATCAAAGACAATAACAAGGTGTCTAGTGAAACTATTTGGTCAGACATTAATTTCTTAATTCTTGAATCATCTCTTAAACCATACGAAAAAACAGCTACCTTTGATAGAGGTAGCTGCTTATAATCGTATATATTATAAGTTTCAGCTAAATCACAGATTAGAGCATCTTCATCTAGCTTTATCATCTGCGCAAGGATTAGGATTTTTTTACTTCTTGAACAGTCTCAAAAAATGCTTTCAATTCGTCTGCAATTTTTTCATTGGGGATGATACCATCTTCTTCACGCAGATGATTTTTAAATGCTTTGGCTTGTTCTTCTCCGAAAAGAAGTTTTAGAACTTTAGGAAAGGCTTGTCCATTCCCTTCATCAACTTCACTAATTAATTCCAGAAGTTCGTAGTTATTCAACCTACGCTCTGAAATTTCAAACTTAAATCCTGATGGAGTTTTCCCTTTAATTGTTTTCGACATATATTATGCTCCTTGCATGTATTCGTAGTGAGTGTTACCTTGGTCGTCTGGCAATGCTGTGATTGTCAATTCATAACCAATTGGGTCACCGTCTTTGTATCCGATTTCTCCAATCTCGCTCACTTTACCACGAGGGATAACAATACGTTTAACTGATCCATTCTTCAACATCATATCAATTACAAGGCTATGCTCTGGCAATTCATTCGCATTGGCTTTAACTGTGATACCTGTTGCAAGTGTTCCTGTTACATTATCGGCACTATAAACTTCTTTCAGAACTTCTACATTCAAGCTTTCAATCAATTTGAATTTGAATGTATCTTTCTTATCAGTTTGTGATGACAATACTGTTTGACCACCCCATGCTTTGACTTCTTCACTCTCTGGAGAGTTTTCGTTTGTCAATCCATCTTCAGAGATATACCCTAAAGTTTTAAATGCTTCGTTGAGAGCAGTCTTAGCGTCTTGTGGTAATGCTGTTTTAAGTGGTGCGCTTGATACTGCTCCACTGATATTCGGTTTTGCTGCTGTTACGTTTGCTGATGATGCTGCTGTTGTAACCATTCGATCTTCTCCTCTTCCTTCTGTTTCTGAACCCATAAGTAGTTCCTCCTGTTAAAAATAATTAATATCGTACACTGCTTGATAACGATATTTTTTGGTTTCTGTATCCGTGAAGTTGTAATCACTGTTATGATGTACACCACTAATTTCATTGATTGTTACAAGCTTTTCAACCGTCTTTTTGACAATTTCATTTAGCTCTGCAGCCTTTTGAAGTGATGGCGCATAACTCTGAAAAGCAAATGTGGCAGAATGTGTATAATCACTACCACCGCTTCCAGTTTTTTCAATGATCACAAAACTTTCTGGCATATCTTTCTTATGTTCAAAAAAAGACGGAACATTCAAGTTCACGTCTAAAAATTTCTTTATGACAAGTTCAATCATTTTAGTGCCTTTAGTAAAATATTATGTTTAGCATTCTTCTTCATGCTTTTTATGTCGGTTGTACTTATCGTAGCATTAGCACGTTTTTGACCAGGAGATACTTTTAATTCAAAACCATCGCCCGCACGTTCTACCACTGCTTGACCTTTTTCTGTTAATAGACCCTGTATTTCTCCAGAACGTAAAAGCGCTGAAACTCCCGATGGGTTTAAAGTGAATTTCATCTTACTCATAAGTTTCAACCATCACTTTCTTATTCCAATCAAGTGGTATCATAGCTTCGATACCCTCTAAAGGAATACCGATTGTACGCCATTTACGACCAAAGAATATGACTGTTTTTTCTTTCCAGTCGTGCTGGTCTCCTTTTGGAATAGCTAAAGTATATTCAGCTTTTTTCCCTGTTAAGTTCACTTGTGTGGTCACATCATCTGTTGATGATGGTGCTACTAGTACATTTTCCACTTGGATTTCAGTTTCACGATAGATAGGATGACCGAAGTCATCCTTTCCATCTTCAATCGTATCCAATAATGTTATTGTAATTCCTTCAATCCGTCCCATAAATATCAATCACCCCATATCTTTGCTTTTTAAGGCCAAGACGTTTTAATTCCGAGTCCTTAATAAATAGACCACCGCCAGGAACTAGAAAAGAACCACTCATAGAGTATCCTAAAGCACTCTCAGCAAATTGAGTCATTGGTTCCTGGTTAGTAGAAGTCATTAAAGTACGAGCGACAACATCGACAGTTACGGATTTTACAACACTGGCATAAGATGAATCTTCACTGACTAAAATATCTAAATCTTTGCCAATTTTCCTAGCTTCAACTCTAAGAGAATGAGAAACAACTTCCAACAGTGCTTTAGCTCGTTTTTCCTCATCGAATTTTAACGTTCGCCACAATTTTTTAAGATCGTCTACTGTTGCAAAGTTTTCCATCTAACTCACCCTTCGTTTGCGATTAGTAAATCAAGCAAAGCAGATTTATTTGCCTTGCTATCATACTCAACACCTAATGCATCAAGCTTATCTTTAATTTCAGCTACTGTCAGAAGGTATTCCTGTTTGAAATTCTCAATAGGAACCCAATCTCCAGCCAACTCGCTTTCTGTTGAAATGCAAACGCCTGTATTTTTATCACGATATGTTGCCATTTCCTACCTCCGTTAAAATATTAAGCTTTCACTCGAGCGAATGAGTCGGCATCAAGAATACCCCAACCAATGAATGCTTCTGCACGAAGCAAGATTTCATTGTATGCTTTCAAGTCACGACCAGCTCCATCTGGATCACCATATTCAATGATTTCCATTGGGATATTTTCAGCATATCCCCACTTGAAGCGGTTTTCAAAATCACCAACAATAGCGTGGTTTGTTTGAGCATTTCCACCTGTTACAGTCAAGTTTTTATTTACGTCTGATTTCATTCCGTAGAATGAGTCAGGATTTTGTCCAAATCGGAATTCTGGATATTGAACAACACCATTGACTTTCAGCTTAGCAAGTGCTTGTCCTCCGATAGGTGAAAGTGCTAATCCTGTAACTTCACCACCCTTAGCCACAATTTGTTGGACAGCTGCATCGATGTTATCGTCAAATTTATCCTCTGCAAAGTTCACGATATTACTAGTGATCAAACCATCAAATGAGTTAGTGTCACGGAAAGTTGCATCTGTAAGACCTTTAGGCTCCAAACCATGGATAGCAGCGATATCGAAAGCATCTGCGATTTTCTTAGCGAAACCATCTGCAAATTGTGAAAGATATTCAAGTTGTTTTTCTTCAGATGCGTATTTAAACTCATCTGTGATACGAGCTTGATAGACGAATTTTAGAGGTTTGATCACCTTCGTGTCAACCACTGCTTTACCAGCACCTTTTTGTTGACCTTCACCAACAATTTGAGCATTTCCTTCAAGATTGAAAATGAATTGCTCAACTCCATTAAATGGAATAGGGCTCTGTGATGAAAGTTTTGCAAGAACAGAACGTCCTTGAACTTTTGAAATTAGTTCTTTTACCAATTCTGGTTGAAAAAGTGTTCCTTGTTTCAATGAATTATCTGCCATTTTTTATTCTCCTGTATGATTTAATTCTCGAAGCATTGACTTCATTTGCATTGTTTTGTTATCGCCAACTTGTGGCTCTATATCTCTGATAGGCGCAACTGGTTGAGATTTTTTCATATAACCAGCTAAGCGCTCTGCATCTGCTTTGAAGCTTTCTTCATCAGTTCCCTGCAAACGATCTGCAAGGTCGTAAGGCAGTCCATGTTGCAAAGCGATCCGAGTTCGCAGACTCGCCGTCTCATAACCAGCGATTTGCTTCTGCATGTCTTCAAGTTGCTTGTCAGTATCTGCCTTACTTTGATTAGTAGCTTCAATTGTTGACTTCAAGCCAACATTTTCTTCTTCCAATTCTGCAACACGAGATTTGAGTTGGTCATAGTCGCCATACTTCTCTTTCTCTCGAGATAAGCGCCCCTTAATAGCAGCATCAAATTCTTCTTGTGTAGTGATTGGTTTAAATTCTGACATTCTCATGTCTC